ACCAGCTTGTCGTCGCTCGGATCCGTGTTGTCGAGCCGGTCCTTGACGGCAGCCCGCAGTGCATCGTTCGCCATTTCCAACGTCGCTGTCATGTCGTCGCCTTTCGTAAGTCCCTGTCGCAAAACAACGGATACGCCCGCGTCACTTCCTGCCGCCCGTGGTCCACAATCGCCATGCCCTGGCACGGCCGCTCCGGGCTCGCCTTGATTCGCACAGCGTATGCCGAGTGTCCAATGACGCTGCCGTTGGCGACGTAGCGAGCACCACGCAGCCAGCCCCAGGAGTGGTAGTGGCCGAAGATCGTCAAGTCTGCACGGCGGTGTGCGTCCCAGCCGGCAATCGCTTTGCTGGCCGGCAGCGCGAGACCGTAGACGCCGCCGGCGTAGCGGATGGCATGGCCGTGGCAGTGCCGCACCAGGAACCCGTCAAGGTCCACGTAGCCCAGGTGGCCGTGGGCGATCTGCCACTGGACGTTCTTGCTGCTCTCTTCGCGGGCCATCGTGTGGAACATCATCTGCTCCCACGAGTGGTCCAGCTCCGTGGCAATGCGGTTCTTCTCGGTGGACCGCCCGTGGTTGCCGGCGTTGGTGCACACCACCACCTCGTCAGCGTGCTCGGCCACGCGGCTGATGAGCCCCCGCAGCCGGGCCTGAATCCACAGCGTCGCGTTCATGGGCGAGAGCTGGGCCACCTCGACGCAGTCCGGGTGAATGTGGCCCGTGATGAAGTCGCCGCCCAGCCAGATGAGCACCCGGCGGATGTCGGCCTGGTTCCGCTCGTGCTCGAGGCACTCCAGAAACCGCTCCTCTAGCTCGGCCATCCGCAGTTGACATACGTCAAGGCTGTACTCGTTCTCGCCGTTGACGGTGGCCGAGTCCACCCGCTCCTCACAGTGGATGTCGGACAGCATCAGGATGGCGGTAGCGGCGTGCTTGGCCCGCTTCTTCGCCTTGACACTCTTGGTCAAGGGCACGGGTGTTACGCCTTGCAACGCCGTGAAACGGTCGGCCCGCTCCCGCTCGGTGTCGATTTGAGCCAAGGCGGCCTTGTACTTCGTACGAAGTCCAGCCACCTCAGCCCGCAATCGGGCCAGCTCGGCGTCGGCCTGGAGCTGCTGCTGCGACGCCACGTCAGCCAGCACTTCTTCTTTCAGCGTTGGCTTAGCCATGTTGTCACCTGTTTCTCGCCTGCGATGTCCCACCCACGGCTGTCGGCACATGCCTTAATGGCTCGGTAGAAGGCCCGTTTCTGGTGTCGCGTGGGGTCGAAGCCGGCCCGCACCTCGAGCAGCTCGGCCTGGGCGTCAGGCGGCAACCGGTCGAACCACGACGCGGGGCCTGCGGACGAGTTGGCCACGCGATTGAGCACCTCGGCGAGCATGCTGCCACTACTCACTGGGCACCTCCCTGTATCCAAGGTTCCACAGCGTGCGCCGGATGACGCGGGCCGCTTCCGTGACGGCCTCTTCGCTGATGCTGGGGCCGAGGCTGGCGTGGAGCAGCTCATGCACGATGGTCTCCATGCGAGGGCCAGCCCTCAGCCGCTCGTCAATCAGGATCCGGGGCCGGGCTGAGTTGTCGAAGTAGGTCCACCCAGCGGCGTCGCCCTTCAACTTGGTGAACCGCAAGAGCCACCGCTTGCCGTCTATCGTGACGTGATGGTCTTCGGCCACGGGCGTCGTCCTTTCGCCCGTTAGTGTGGGGGACGTGTCAACCGATGCCGAACTTGCGGCCCAACTGGTTGAGCCGCTCTTGTCGCTTGGCACACCCGCACGGCTTGCCAATGGCCTTGCTCACCCACTCCTTGGTGATGCCCACGGCAGACAGGCCGGCGGCCACCATGTCGCCCAGGCCAGGCTTAGCCCGCGGATACGCTGCGTGCGTCTCGTCCACCGTGATCTGGTCGCCATCCTGGGTGACAATGCACGGCCGCACCTCGTCTAGCGTGTAGCCACGCTGGCGGCATCGGGCCTCAAGGTGGCGCAGGCGGCAGCGAATCATGGGAGAGGGTTGCAGGGTGGGAGTTCAAAATAACCGCCTCCGCCGAAAGAGCCGGGGCAGATATTACCGCCGCCTATGCCGGAGGGGACCGCCGGTTCGTCCCATGGTTCAGCGGCAGTGTCGTCGTCATAGATCACAATCGGCTCAGCCTCTGTGTCGATTTCGCCGCAGCAGCGGTATGAGATGTTTACGTTGGCGGTCCAGCCAAACGGAGTAGAATCCGCGCCCTGGTTGCTAATCACAACCGCCTCATAACCTGCGTCTTCGATAGCGCTGAGAATGTTATTGGCCTCCATCCAAGCCAGCGTGTAGGCCAGCCATTCGTCAGCAAGCTCCTGATAGTCTTCCTGCGTCAAAAAGTTTCCATCTTCGTCAGTCAGGCCAGACGCTCCGCGTGCGCACACTAAAGCCGACAAGCACTCGCAGCCCTGCGGGCAGCCACAGCAACACGCCTGCTCCGTGCCGACCTTGCCGTCACGCACGACGATCTTGCCATTTTCAATCGTGATGCTGCTCATGTGGTCGCGCAGGTAGCGATGTCGATGGTGAACACGACCGTGCTGCTGGTCGCCAGCGCGACGCCCGGCAGAGTCTTAAACTCAATGGCCGCCGTGGTGATCGTGGCGGAAGTTGCAAAGTCAGCCGCGTGCATCTGCGGCACCAGCAGATACCACGCCGTGCCTTCCTTGGCGATTGCACAATCGCGAGACGGGCCTTCCGGGATTGGCCAAAACAGGTTGGTCGCGGATGCGGTATTGGGAGTAGTCGTCTGGTTTTTGAACGTCACGGTCTTCGCGGAGTTGATGCTCCACGAACCGGAGAACGTGCAGATACGAAACACCTTGCCGCTGCTGCCACCGAGCCGCGGCGAAGTTGGCAGCCCAGCCGTGTCCCGGTTGCCGGCTTCGACGATCCGCACCACCTTGGCGATGCGCTCGGCCGAGCCGGGCGTGAAGGTGACGCGGTCGGCCACAGTCAATCCTCGTAGATGGTGAGTACCGCCCGGGTGCCGGCCACGGCGGCCCGCGCGGCGTAGTCCCCCGGCGCAAGACGCAGGACCGCAGCCTCACCGGCCTTGAGCCGCACCGTGTCGTGCAGCGTGGTGCCAGCCAGGCGACCGATGCTCACGGTGTGCGTCGTCACGGTGGACAGCGACCTGGCGAAGCACAGCCCCAACGCACCAATGGTGGTGGTCGTGATCTGAGTGGTGGTCGTGCCGAGCTCGAGCGTCACTGCCAGCACGCCAGCCGTCGCAATGTCCGCAGTAATGGCAGAAGCGTTGAAGGTGTCTCGCAGCGCCCCTTTGTTTACGGTGCCGCTGATGTTGTACGTCACGTCGGACATGTTTCACCTAAAGCCAGGACGGGTTTCCAAAGTAAGAACTAAAGTTGACTTCTCGGTTGACGCGGCGGGTCAGGATGTCGGGCAGCTGGCCCGCCGCTTTCAGCGAGCCGTTGGCGTTGAGAGCCACCGGGTTTACGGCCGGCACCTTTTCGTTGCTGTCAGGATCCACGACCCAAGCCCGCTTCTTCTGGCCGCCGTCGAGGAAGTTGAAGCCAACGTCAGGCAGTTGCAGGTTCCACCCGGTCTGCCGAAACACGAGCTCAGTCGTGATGGACCAGTACCGCACCTCTGCGTCGTTCACCATCTCGATCTGCTGCTGGCCGCTGATGCCAGTGCACTTCCAGTGGTGAGCCGGAGCGCCGAGATACCCGCCGCTGTTGACGCAGTTGGTCACGGCGACAGCAGTAGACAGCGGAAAGGTGGCGCGGTTGCCGCTAATGCTGGCACGGCATTCCCCTTCTTCGGTACTGAGCCCCTCGAAATAGTCTAGAGCGCTGTTGACCAGCGGCTTTTGTACGTTGCCGTCCCAATAGAACAACGCCGGCACAGCAGCGCCGCCGGTCGAGAAAGACCACGTGTCGGGCCGAGCGAGCGGGTTGGGGTCGCGCTCGTCCGGGCTAAGCAACTCGTACCGAAAGGTGACTTCGGCGTGGTACGGAGTGGGGCTGCCCTCCGTCATCACCGCTTCGGTCATGGTGATGAAGCCGTACTCGGGGTGCGGCGCGCCGTGGAAAATGCCAATGGTGTTGGCAACCTCGGACACACTGTGGGCGCGATTGTCCAGCGTGACGATGAACTTGCGGTCAGCGCTCGGCGGCTCGCCAAAGCGATGCGTCAGGCTGCGGCCGGAAACCTCTCGCCATGCAACGACAGCCATGATTAGCCTCTGATCTCTACGTTCATGGCCCGCAAGTTCTGCAGCTCACGGCGAATCTCCACCAGCCGAGCCAACTGCTCGCGCCGCTGACCAACCGCAGGATCCTCGCGGCCCGTGGCAAAGAACTGTGAAATGCCTTCGCTCGAGCGGATGTCGGCCACCCGTAATGATTGCTGCGACGGGCGGCTCAACTCGCGGGCAATCTCCTTACGGGCGTCGATTGCTTCCTTGGCGATGTTCTGGACGGCGGCGTTGATTTCGTCCGGATTGAGCAGCCCCTGGCGAATCGCCCCTCGTAGTGCCTCAAACTGCGTCGCGATAGTCTGGGCCGGCTTGAGCAGGCTGTTGTCGATGCCGAGGGCCTGGAGCTGCCGCTGGCGGTCCTGCTCGCGGGCGGTCTTTGCGGCGTCGCCAACAAGCCGCAGACGGTCTCTCGCGGCAGCCAGTGCATCGGCGTCGCCGGCCTTGCGGGCCGCCTGCAATGCTTGCTCGGCCGCGGCTCGCTCGCGGTCAATCGCCACCAAGTCCTGGGCCAGCTTAATGCGAGATTGCTCGCCGCCGCCAAGGCCCTCAAAGGCCAAGTCTTGCGTGCGCTTGCGGGCATCCTCGGCCGCCTTGCGGGTCGCCTCTGCCGCCTCTTGGGCTGCTTTGGTGTCGGCCTGCCGTCGCTCGGTGACTTGCTTCACGGAGTCAGCGAACCGGTTGCTTTGCTCCACCAGCTGGCCGAGCAACACGTTCTGATTCTTCAGGTCTGAGTTTGCACGCTCAGCTAGGTTCTGGATCGCAACAAAGTCCGACACCAGTTCTTTCGGCAGGTTGAGCGTGCCGCCCAACTCCTTGGCCAGCCCGGCAATAGCCGACTGTGCCTGGTTGATGGAGTCTTGGGCGATGTCGCCAATCGACAGGTTGGGGATCTTGACCGCGGCCTGAACCTTGGCCCCGAAGTTTTGAGCGGCGGTGCCGGCCTCTTGAAACGCCTGCGTCGTCTTTTTGATTTCTGCCGGGACAGTTTGCTGCTGCTGCACGACAGCGGCTGTTGCATCATTCGTGGCAAAAGCCCACTTCAACGCAGCCTCGGCTGCAAGCCCAAACACGACCGCAACGGCACCGATTCCTGTGGCAATCAGTGCGCCACGAATAGAGGCAGCAAGCACGTTCGTGGCAGCCGCAGCCGCGCCGGCGGCAATGCTGTAAGACCCTGTGGCAGTTGCCGCCGCAGTAAACGCTCTAGCAGCAGACGTGACGGCAGCGGCAATCTGCTGCCGATTTATAAACAAAAACGCTTGGCCGACAACGAACAGGGGCCGCTGCAAGGCCGGCCCAAGTGCGTCAGCCAGAAGTGCCGCGATAGCGGCGAACTGGCTCAGTGCTTCTCTGGCAGCGTTAGCGGCCTCAGTGACGTTCAGGCTTTGAATGAACGTCCGCACGGTCGCAGCGCCTGAAAGCAACGCAGGAGACAGCTTGGAAAACACCAGCCCCGCGGTCTGCGTGACCGCCGCCTGCACTTCCGTGAAAGCGTCGTTGATGTCCTCGACTCGCTTGGCGTCGTCGCCCGTGAGCTGCGACCTGAACCCCGAGAAAAAACCCTCGGCTCGCTCAAGGTTTCCGGCCAGCTCTTGGAAGGTTGGCAGGAGTTGTGCACCAGAACGGCCGAAGATCGACACCGCAGCTGCCGCCCGCTGGGCCGGGTTGTCGATGGCGGCAATCGCTGTGGCGATCTGCTCAAACTGCTGGGAAGAACTGAGGCTTGATAGCTCGCCGATAGACAGCCCGAGCGACCGCAGGGCCGCCGTAGCCTCCCGGCCGCCCTTGCTGGCCTTGGTGATCGTCACCTGCGCCCTGGTGAACGCATTGGCCAGCGTCTCGCTCGAGGCCCCGGACAAATCCGCCGCCAGCTGCAGCCGCTGCAACTCGCCAAACGAGATTCCTAGCGAGCGGCTCAGCTTGTTCGTGGCGTCGATGCTGGCCGAGGCCCCGGCTGTAAAGGATGTGAACGACGTGGCCACCGCCCGCACGGCCGAGACGAACGCCGTACCCAGCTGCAGGCCCGTCAGAACCCGCACGTCTCCGGCCGTCTGCTTGGCCGCCAGGCCGAGCTTCTGCAGTTCTACGACGCCCGCGTTGATGCCTTGGGCCATGCCCGCAGCATTCGCCGTCAGTTGAAAGCCTACAGCTACGTTAGCCATTGGTACTCTGCTTCAGTGCTGCGGCCAGGGCCTTGAGGTTGTCCACTACTTGCGTCGGGTGCTGCGGTGTCAGCGAGTCCACGGGAATAAAGTCTTCGGGGCTCGGCGGCTTGTGTTTGCTGTACGGGGCCAGGGTGGCGGAAATCTGCATGCCAGACTGCAGCCACGGGTCGTCAAGCGGGCGGAACCACCGGCTGTAGGCAATCCACAGTGAGAACTCTCGCGAGTCCATGCGGTCGATTTCAGCAAGTGTTTTGTGGAGGTGCCCGGCCAGACGCATCTTGAACTGCAGCGTCGGTCGGGCGTTCATTCCCCCGCCAGCTTTTTGATTTCCTCCTCGGTGAGCGCGTTGTGCTTCAGGGCCGCATGCCACAGCTTGTGCATCACGTCACTGCTGCGACGCTTGAGAGCGGCCACGCCTTCAGGCCCCGGATACAACAGCTCGCCCTTGTCGTCGCACAGCGTGCGTGCCAGCAACTCAGAGCGAAAGTCGGGGATTGCCTTGCCTTCCGCCTCGAGCAGCTTTAGCTCGTAGGAGTCGCGGTCGCCCACGCTCATGAGCCGGATGCACACGTCACCGCCCAACTCAGGGCATGGCACCGTGAGGATCTTGGCGTCGGTCGCTTTGTCGATCTGGTCGCGGGTCAGCGGCATGGCTAGTTGTCCAAAATGTCAAAGGTGTGGCTGTACCGTGCAATGCCGTTTACTTCCGCAGTAACGGCGATGTCCGTACATACTGCGGTGCATGTCAAGGAAACGCCGCCGCCCGTGATGCTCATGTTTCCGCGAGTGCCATACATTCCGGTGCTGGTCGAGCCGATAGTCTCAATCGTGACCTGGCCAACCACGGGCTGAAACACAACGGTGCGGCCAATGGGCATGCCGCTACCCCAGTTCCACGACAACGCCGTGATCTCGGCCAGCGGAGTGCTGGCGAACGTGGCTGTGATGCCGGTTGAGTACGTCGCCACGGTGGCCTCCCGTGGTCCGACTACGCCAGCTGGAACTCGGCTGAGCCCCGCACGATGTCATTGAGCGTCAGCGTCACGCTCGAGCTCTGGCAGGTGGCCGTGGCCGAGATGGCGACCGGGCCGGTGATGGCAAGCGTGCCAGTTGCGTTCTGGGCAACCGGCGCAGCACCGATGTACTCAATCGAGACCGTCTTGCCGGTGTCGCCGCCAGGCGTCCCCAGCAGAGGCCGAGCCAGCGAGATTACGCTAGCGCCGGTCGTCAGGCCCAAGTGACTGGCGTCGATGAGATCCGCCCCGCCGCCCGTGTTGCCCAGCGAGTACGTGATGCTGGTGACGGTAAAGGTCGAGCCCGCAAACGAGAAGCCGACGCCGGTTGCGTACGTAGACATGTGCTGTTAAGTCTCCTGCCAGGCTACTTCGAATGTCTGGGTGATCTGGTACACCGGCGGCAGCTCGCTGCCGTCCAGTTGCACGAAGCCGTCCCGCTCGCTTTCGAGGGCCACGTGCTTCACATCTACACCGTACGCAGAACCGCTCCACCCATCCAGAGCCGCGCGCAAGGCGTCCACGACCTCCCGGCCCTGTTCGTACGTCAGCGCGTAGGTGTCGATCTGGACCGCTACCCGCGGCACACCAACAGGCACGGACAGCGTCTGGTTGCGCTCAATGATGGCCCTCTGGTACGTACAGAACGGCAGGGCCGCCGAGACCGGCGCGAGCATTGGGTACACCCGGAAGCTGAGCAGCCGGGCCAGCACGGGACTCGTTTCGATGCGGTGCTTCAGCACCTGCTCAGGGCTCTTCAGCATCAGATGCCTCCTGTGCCGCCGGTCTGTCGCTGAAACTCACGCACGGCCTTCTGCAGGGCCTTTCGCATCTCGACATCAAGCGTGGAACGCATCTGCGACCGGGACGAATCCAGGGCCTTCTGGAGCGGCCGGCGGGCAGGCGACGGGCCGACGCTGCCCTGGGCGATGAAGTCCATCGGGTACAAGCCACGGCCGCCTCCGAAGAACGGACCCCGCGACTTGAACGACGACAGGATGCCCCGGCTATTGGCAGGGGCGTCCTTGACCGTCTGGGCCAGCGTGCGGATCCGGCCGCCGAGGATCACTCGGCGGCGCTTCGTGCGGCGGGTTCGGCCAGGCGTCCGCCGCTGGGTGCCGTACTCAACCAAGTGCGAGTGGTAGGCCCGATTCGGCCCCTTCATAACCGTGCCGCCCGCAAAGGCCGGCGTGGCCATCTTCTGGCTCTTGGCGTTGGTCGGCCGGCGGAAGCCCACTACGACCACGCCCACCGGCAGGCCCGCGGGGAAGG